GGAGATATTATAGGAGTATGTCACTCTCATCCTAATGAGGGTAGTGCACCTTCTGAGGCAGATAAAGTAGCTTGTGAAGCATCAAATAAACCCTGGCATATTTTAAGTTGGCCAGGCAACGACTTGTTTAGTTGGGAGCCTGAAGGGTATGAAGCCCCTATACTAGGTAGACAGTTCAGCTATGGAGTTTTAGACTGTTGTACGCTACTTAGAGATTATTACAAAAAAGAGTTAAATATAGATTTTAAGTGTCATAGTGGTCGTGATGGCTGGTGGGATAAAGGGGAGAATAGATACTTAGATAACTATAAAGAACAAGGTTTTGTGCAGATAAAAGATGAAGATGATATACGAAAATATGATATATTTCTTATAAAATTAGTTTCACCTGTACCAAACCACGCGGCAGTTTTCATCGGGGACGATAAAATCTTACATCATGTATACGGTAGACTATCTAATAGAGAGCTTTATGGCGGCTATTGGAGAAAGCATACCACGCACCATTTAAGGCACGAATCACTATGTTAAAGAAAGTAAAACTTTATGGAGAACTAGCAGAGAAGTATGGCAAGGAGTGGGACCTCGCTATCGACTCACCTGCTGAAGCTATTCGAGCACTAATGGCGAACAACCCTTCTTTTAGACAGTTCGTTAGTACTTCTGAAGAGCGAGGTGTCGGGTACAAGGTAATTGTAGGTAGAGAAGAGTTAGCGGATGTAGCAGGCGAGATATCCAACCCCACAGGTAGACAAGATATTAAAATTGTTCCTGTTATCGGGGGTGCTAAAAGAGGTGTTGGACAAATTATTTTAGGGGCTTTAATGATTTATGCTGCGGTTATGACTGCAGGAATGTCCGTACAGGCTACCGCTTTAGCGGCAGCAGGGGGTGCGGGAACTGCTGCTGGAGGGACTATTGCAGGATTGTCTATGACTCAAGTAGCGGGTATAGGTATGGCGAATTTAGGGGGGATGTCTTTAATGGCAGCCAAGTTCGGAGGAGCTCTATTACTGGGAGGGATCGCATCTATGCTAGCTCCCACCCCCCCTACACTTACAGACGCTGCAAAAGCAGAAAATTACGCATTTAATGGGGCTGCTAACACTACTCAACAGGGGGTCGCTATCCCAGTATGTTACGGACAATTAATGGTAGGCGGAGCGGTTATTAGCTCAGGAGTTTCACCGGAGGATTACACACCATGAGTGAGAAAGACTGGATAATAGGCTCTGGAGGCGGGGGTAAAGGCGGAGGCGGTGGAAGCCCTGTAGAAGATGACGACTCGTTATTTTCCGCATCCAAAGCACGTGTAGTAGATTTAGTTTCTGAGGGAGAGATTGTAGGCTTATTAAGTGCTGAAAAGTCTATCTATTTAAATGAAACCCCTTTAAAGGACTCTGCAGGCGCGTATAACTTTGAAGACGTTACTTATGCGACTAGAGAAGGTACTAATATTCAGACGTACATTCCAGGGTTTGCAGGCACCGAGCAAGAGTCCCCTGTTGGTGTTTTAGTAAAGAAAGGCACTCCAGGCCCTATTATTAGGACTTTTAGTTCTACTACTGTAGATGCTGTACGTGTGTTGCTATATACGCCCGCGCTACTAGACGCTACTAATGATAATGGCGACTTACATGGCTCAAGTGTAGCTTTTAAGATTTACTTGGAGAAGGATAACAACGGTTCCTGGGTAGAGATGAAGTCCTCGTCTTTTGTAGGAAAAACCTCCGCCAAATATGAAAAGGCGTTTAGACTAGATATTCCTGCCACTTGGAAGACCTCAGGGTTTACTCAAATTTCTATTAAGGTAGAGAGAATTACAAACGATTCTACCTCTACCAAGTTATCTAATGAGCTGTACTTTGGTGCGTATACTAAAATTATTGATAATAAATTACGTTACCCTAATAGTGCCTTGATGGCTCTACAGCTTGATGCTAGACAATTTACTAGTATCCCTAAGCGCGGCTATGAGATAAAAGGTGTAAAAGTAAAAGTACCTAGTAACTATACTCCGTACGATCCAGGACACTGTTCTTTAACTGGTTATCGGCGCAAGGACAGATGTGTGCAGGCAGGCGGAACTTGGTCTGGCACAGCTGTTGGTTCTAATTTATATTCAGGTTCGTGGGATGGTACTTTTGATACAGAGTGGACCTGTAATCCAGCATGGATTATGTACGACTTATGTACAGATGAGAGGTATGGCTTAGGCAAATGGCTTTCCGCTAATCAAATGGATAAGTGGGCTTTATATGAAATTGCTAAGTACTGTGATGCAGTAGATAACTCTGGAAACTTTACTGGAGTTGATGACGGTTGGGGTAATAAGGAAGCACGATTTGCGTGTAATATGTATCTGCAAAATAAGGCCGAAGCTTTTAAAGTAGTTAATGATATCTCCTCTATATTTAGAGGTATGGTATATTGGCAACAGGGGCAAATAACTGCCGTGCAGGACGCTCCTAAAGACCCAGTAATGAACTTCTCTGACGCTAACGTTATAGATGGAGCATTCACTTATGAAGGCACTTCGAGAAAGCAGAGGCACAATGTAGCAAATGTAACGTGGAACAATCCAGAGGACTTCTATAGACAAAATGTTGAGTATGTAGAAGATGCTGCCGGTATTATTAATGCCAATAATCAGATATTTGCAACGGATGTACGCGCTATAGGTTGTACATCTCAAGGACAGGCTAGACGTGTGGGCAAATGGATTCTGTATACTGAGAGATATGAAACTGAAACAGTTACGTTTTCTACAGGAATGGAAGGTGCAGCAATTAGACCTGGGGACTTAATTAAAATAGCAGATTCTTCCAAAGCAGGTGTTAGATACGGGGGTAGAATTGCAGCAGGTAGTACAACTACTACTGTTAAATTAGATACTCCCACCTCTGTTACCGCAGGTAAAACGTATAAATTATCTTTAATTAATACAGAAGAAGCTTGTATACGCTCTGGGGAGAAACAAGCTGAAACAACGCAAGAAGCATGTATTAATGCCCACGTTGACAACGAATGGAAGCCTTATGTATGGGTAGAAACGAAAAATGTATCTACAGTAGGTACTACTGAGAGCGTAGAAGAACTTACCGTTACTTCAGCTTTTGAAAATACTCCAACTACTAACTATATGTGGATATTAGAGGAAATAGGCTCAGTAGAGGCCCAGGATTTTAGAGTATTAATGACTAGAGAGTCTGGTCCTAATATAGTGGAAGTATCTGCCCTTAAGTACCATGAAGCCAAGTATGGGTATATTGAGGAAGATATAGCGTTTTCTAGTAAGTCTACAAGTAGTCTTCCAAACCCAAGTGACCCGATTCCAGCCCCTACTAATATGAGTATTAGTGAAGAACTATATGTTGATTCTATGGGTAATGTTAAAAACAGGGCCACCTTTAGCTGGGATGCTCCCCACACGGCCGGTACTTCAACCACTTATCCGTATATTGCGTCTTACTATGTTGAATGGAGAAGAAAGGCTCCTGCTATTACAAACTGGACTTCAATGGGGGAAACCTCTGCGCAGAGCGTCACTATTGATGATGCACCTGCAGGAACTTTAGAATTTAGAGTTAAAACTAGGAGGATTTTCTAATGTTATACTCGCCTTTTGCCAGTGTAGAAGCTGAAGTATATGGGAAAGTAACTCCCCCTGGTGACGTTACAAACTTTTCTATGGTAGCTCGGATTGACTTAGCTAATTTAAAATGGGATAGGGTTACAGACTTAGACGTTATAAACGGGGGTACCTACTGGATACGCCATACTAGTAAAACTAGTGGAGTTACTTGGGCAGGTTCCTCTGATATAACGAAGAATGTGCCGGGAACTTTAGATACTTATTCGGTACCTTTATTGTCGGGCACGTACTTGATAAAAGCCTTAGACTCTTCTGGCAATGAATCAAGCACCGCAGCTATGATATCCTCTAATGTCGCAGATATTTTAGACCTAAATGTTGTATATACCAGTACTCAGCACCCTAGTTTCGGTAATGGGACTAGTACTGGAGTAGGGGATTCTAATACTAGTAATGTATCCTTTAATAGTACCAATAACACAATTAAACTAACAGATACATCTTTAGGGGTAGGGTATTACTACTTCACCGACCAGGCAGTAGACTTAGGGCAGGTATATACAAGTAGGATAACTTCCTCCTTTTCTAGTACTGGTTTTTCCGTAAGTGACCTATTTGATAGTGCTACGGGACTGTTTGATAGTGCTACGGGACTGTTTGACGGTACAGATATATCTGGAACCAATGCAGGGCTACAGATTCGTACTACTCCGGACGATCCTGCAGGCACTCCCAATTGGTCTTCTTGGGGTCCTTTCTTCGTAGGAGATTATCTAGCTAGGGGTTTGCAGTTCAGGATGGAGTTAGTCACAGATAACCCTTCTAATAATGTACAAGTAGACAGCTTATCTACTACAATAGATATGCCTGATACATTAAAGAGAGACATAAATGTACAAACTGATTCTGGTAGCAATAATGGCACTAAAGTAGTTACGTATGCCGTACCTTTCAAAACTACCCCCTCTGTAGGAATAACGGCTACTAACTCCGGTAATCGAATATATTACACAATTTCCAGTAGTACTGCTTCAGGCTTTACTATCACTTTTTATGATAACAATTCAAATCAGGCGTCCCAACAAACGTTTAACTGGTTAAGCTCAGGATACTAATCATGGCAATACACGACTATACAATAAGCAATCAATCATTCCCAGCAACCCGCTCGGACATTAACAACGCGTTAAGCGCGATCAAAAGCAGTAATAGTGCTACAACAGCGCCCACGACTTCTTTAGTGGAGGGCCAACTATTCTATGATACAGGATCTGGTGTTCTTAAAGTATACAATGGTAGTGCTTTTAATGACGTAGCACTTAATTCTGCGGGTAACCTTACAGTAACGGGTACACTAGTGGAGTCTTCTTCAAGGGAGCTTAAAACCGCTATCAACCCCTTAACCCCTCAGTTGGATAACATAACTAAGCTTAACCCCGTATCTTACGTAAAGAAGGCCACAGGCACCCCCGAGATCGGATTTATTGCAGAAGAGGTGCAGGATATACTTCCCGCCGCAGTATCTGAAGGGGCTAAAGGGGTGCACTACAGTAGGCTAACTGCCGTACTGGTTTCCGCGGTAACCGAGTTGAAAGATATAGTTGAAAAACAGGCTCTAGAGATAAAAGAACTTCAAAAGGGTTAAAAAATTTATGCCTTGACTTTTTTGATGGAATTTGATATAATATCAGTATAAGAAAAGGTCATTAAAATAATTTAGTGTACACCTTTTAATCAGGTACAGCGCGCATTCGAGGAAAATCGAAATGTGCCCAGTTTTTAGCAAGGAATTTATTATGTCAGCAGGTATTTACAATTTAAGTATTGAGCAGGGCTCTTCTTGGCAGCTACAATTAGACGTGGATTCGACTGCGGGCAATGACATGAACATTACGGGGTATACTTTTGCATCGAAACTAGCAAAGTCACACTACGATGATAACCCTATTTCTATGTCCTCTACAATCGTTAATGCTGCTACAGGTACTTTTAAGCTAGAGCTTAGTCCTGCCCAAACAGCAGCTTTAGACCCTTCTTACGAATATATCTACGACGTTGAAATGACCTCCCCTGCAGGAACAGTGACTCGCCTTATCCAAGGAAGAGCCACTATTAGTGCGGGGGTAACTTCATGAGTAATGTAGTAGTATCGGTAACAGAAACAACAGGTAATACAATAACAGTTACTTCAGATGAAGTAGTTATTACGACTAATTCGGTAGCGGTGGGAGCAGCGGCAGACATTGAGTTCAGCCCCGTTGGTCCTATCACTGCTACGAATATTCAAGATGCTCTGCATCAAATCGCGGACAATCAGTTCGTACAAGCCTCAGCGCCAACTGGAGATAGTAATCTCGAAGAAGGCGACTTGTGGTATAACACAGCCGATGATAAGCTAATGGTATATCGAAACACTACGTGGGAAGAGATTACTATAGCGGCTCAATTATCGGAAAGCTCAGATACTGCAGAGTATTCTGATGTTACTCTAAATGGAGGGTATTTTTAAATGGCAAACGTAATTAAAATTAAACGCAGTACCAGTACTGCAACACCTGCAAGCTTGGCAGAGGGCGAATTAGCCTATTCTGAAAATAGTAATAACCTATTTATTGGAACAAGCGGTAGCAACGTAACTGTAATTGGTGGTTCTGAAGGAATCGCTGACGTAGTAGGCGGAATGGTTTCTGGAAACACAGAAACAGGTATTTCAGTAACTTATGACGATTCAGACAGTACTTTAGACTTCGCACTTACAGCAGATCCAACGATCACTTTAGGTGGCGATTTATCTGGTTCAGCAACATTAACTAACTTAACAGATGCAACATTGACTGCAACTATTGGTTCTAATGCTGTACAGAAAGCAATGGTACACACTGATGTTATCACTGGTCAAACAGCTTTAGCTGCTAACCCTGATGGCGACAATGACTATGTATTAATCTATGATGCTTCAGCAGCTGGATACAAGAAAATTGCAGCTAAGTACTTAGGTTCTAACTCTTTAGCAGAATTAGATAACGTTGGTACAGACACAGCAACTTCTGGAAATATGATGTTAGCAGATGGAGATTCTTGGGAATCAGTAGCAATGTCTGGCGACGTCACTATTAGTTCTGCAGGTGTTGCATCTATCGGTTCTGACAAAGTACAGGCAGCTGAATTAGGTGTTACTGCTGGTGCAGCAACAGCTTCAAGAGCTTTAGTTGTAGACGCAAATAAAGACATTAACTTAGGTACTGGTGACCTTACAGCTACTACGGTTACTGCA